TTCGGGCCGGGCGCGCGGTGGCAGCCCGGGCAAGCCGGGCTTCCGGCTGGCCCTCGCCACCTAGCCGTTCCGAGACGAGCGGCGGGGCGGCCCGCTCCGCGAGGACGGGCAGGCCCTCCTTCGGCGCCCGGTCAAGGCCCCGCCGTTCCCCCGATCGCGTCCTCCTTCTCCTGGAGACCACCCCTTGCCCATCCGCATCGTCACCGCCGATGAACGCCTGGCCCAGGCCAACAACAAGACCTCGCTCGCCGTCTTCGGGCCACCCGGGGTCGGCAAGACCTCGCTCCTGAAGACCTTGCCACCGGACCGCACCGTCTGCCTCGATCTGGAGGCCGGGCTCAAGTCGGTGCAGGACTGGCCGGGTGCGAGCATCCCGGTCAGGAGCTACAAGGACTTCCGCGATCTGGTGGTGCTGATCGGCGGGCCCGATCCGGCAGCCGATCCGAGCGCCTGGTACAGCGAGGGGCACCATGCCCATGCGCGGAGCCTTCATGCCGAGAGCGGCCTCGAGGCGTTCCTGGCATCCATGTCGATCGTCTTCGTCGACAGTATCACCGACCTCACCCGGCAGGTCATGGCTTATGCCAAGCAGCAGCCCGAGGCCTTCTCGGAGAAGACCGGCAAGCCGGATGTCCGCGGTGCCTATGGCCTGCTCGGCCGTGAGGTGATCACGGCGCTCAAGCACCTGCAGCACGCCCCGGGCAAGACGGTGATCTTCGTCGGTGTCCTCGAGAAAGTCACCGACGAGTTCAACACGACGACCTGGCAGCCGCAGATGGAGGGCTCGAAGGCGGGCCGCGAACTACCCGGGATCGTCGATCAGGTGATCTCGATGCACCTCTTCGGCCGCGACAACAAGGGCGAGCTCGTCCTCGACGAGAAGGCTGCCGAGCGCCGTCTGGTCTGCAAGGCCGGCAATCCCTTCGGCCTGCCCGCCAAGGACCGCTCCGGCCGGCTGGAGATGACCGAGCCGCCCGACCTCGGGGCCCTGCTTGCTAAGATCAACACCACCAGCAAAGGACGTTGAGCCATGAGTTTCGACATGAACGATGCCGAGCCGCAGAAGAGCGGCGAGCTGATCCCCGACGGCGCCCACGCCAAGCTCGTCATGCACATCCGCCCGGGTGGCATCGACGGCTTCTTCGAGGCCGACCAGCGGCTGCTCAAGGCCTCCAATAGCCCCGGTAGCGATGTCCGGATGCTGGACTGCGAGTTCACCGTGGTCGAGGGGCCGCATGCGCGACGGAAGTTCTGGCAGACCTTCACCGTCAGGGGCGGCAAGCTCGACGACAAGGGGCAATCGATCGGCTGGGGGATCAGCAAGAGCATCTTCCGGGCGATGATCGACAGCGCCCTCGGTCTCGACCCGAACGACATGAGCGAGGCCGCCAAGAGCAAGCGGATCCTGCGCGGGCTCGCCGATCTGAGCGGCATCACCTTCGTCGGCAAGATCCGGATCGAGGCGAGCCAGGATCCCCGCTACGGCGACAGCAATCGGCTCGACCGGGTTATCCTGCCGAACGAGCCGATCTGGCAGAAGGTGATGAACGGCGAGACCGTGCCCGACGCGCCCACCGGCCGGGCGCGGGCGGCAGCACCGGCGCCGGCGCGGGCGGTCCCGGCATGGCAGACGACATCTGCGACGGGAGCAAGCCAGCCGCCAGCAGCCATGGCAACGCCTGCCTGGGCGGTATCGCCGGTCGTAGCGCCTGCTCCGGCGGCGCCCACACAGCCGTCGGCCCCGGCGCAGCCCGCGGGTCCGGCCTGGCTCAACAGCTGAGCCGATGACGGCCGACGAGTGGCAAAGATACGTGACCCCCGAGGCAGCACGGGCGATCGGCGAGTGGCTCGAGGGCCGCGGCCGCCTGCACCAGCCGATCGCCCGGCTGACCCTGACGGAGCTGGAGGCCATGGCGGGCTCGGCCATCGCCCGGTTCGTGGTCCTGGCCTCGGAGCGGATCCGGGACCAGCCGGACGACGCCCTGGACCTGACCCGGCTCTTGCTCGGCCGGGCTTGTGCGCCCTCTGCCACCGCGAGGCCCGGGGCTTCGGCTACGTCCACCGACTCGATCGCAGTCGATATCCCACCCTCCGCTTTTGCTCGATGCGCTGCCTCGATGCCGGCTTTGCCATCGCCAACAGGAACCGCGGCATGATCGACAAGACCGAGATGGAGACCCGGGCGATCAAGGATGCCCGGCGCTTCCTCGCCGAGGCACTCACCGAGCTCGGCCTGATGGCGGCGTTTTTCGACCGCAAGCCGGAGGAGATCGACCGGATCATCGAGGCCTGCATCGACGGCTTCCAGGAGTCGATGCAGCGGCAGGCCAAGACGCACGAGCCCTTCGATGACCCGGTTCCCTTTTGAGCCCGCCATGCTGGTCGATCTCAACCACGGCTCCGGCTTCGTCTATGGCGGTGCGCCGACCCCGACGACCTCGCAGCGGGTGAACCAGTTGATCGATACTGCGCTCGTCGAGCAGCATCGTCGGCAGCGGCCGCGCGATTATCTCGGTGGCAGCCGGGTCGGCGAACCCTGTGCCAGGAAGCTCGTCTACGAGATCAGCCATACGGCCAAGGACCCGGGCACCGACTTCGACGGCCGGGTGCTGCGCATCTTCGACGTCGGCCACCAGTTCGAGGTGCTGTCGGCACGCTGGCTGCGGGCCGCGGGTTTCGTGCTCCGGACCGAGCGGCGCGATGGCGGCCAGTTCGGCTTCGCCACGGCCAACGGTCGGCTGCGCGGGCATATCGACGGCGTCATCGTCGGCGGGCCCGATATCGGCCTCGCCTGGCCGGCGCTCTGGGAGCACAAGGCGCTGAATGCCAGGTCCTGGGCGCATCTGGCGGAGCACGGGCTGCGCAAGTCCAAGCCCGTCTACTTCGCCCAAGTCCAGCTCTACATGGCCTATCTCGAGCTCGACCAGACGCTGTTCACGGCGCTCAACAAGGACAGCCAGGCGCTGCACCACGAGATCGTGCTGCTCGACCTGGCCGTGGCCCAGGTGCTGTCCGACAAGGCGGTCGCGATCATCCGCGATGCCGAGGCCGGCGAGCTGCCGCCGCGCGTGGCCGACGATCCCGATCACTATCTCTGCCGCTGGTGCCCTTATGCCCGGCGCTGTTGGGAGACGGTGCCATGAGCTTCTCGCCCTCAGCCCAGCAGGCGGCCGCCATCGAGACGATCAAGCACTGGTACCGGCACCGCACCCATGAGCAGCAGGTGGCGCGCATCTGGGGCTATGCCGGCTGCGGCAAGAGCACGATCACGCGATACATCATCGAGGAGCTCGGCCTCGAGACGCTGGACCGCGACAACGCCGCGGGCGGTGTCCTCTACGCCGCCTTCACCGGCAAGGCGGCGCTGGTGATGAGCCGGAAGGGCACGCCGGCGTCCACCATCCACAGCCTGATCTACCGGGTGTCCGAGGCGACGCCCGAGGAGATCGCCCGGGCCGAGCAGGAGCTGGCGGAGCTGCGCGCCGGCCTCGGCCGGATGGGCCCGGCCGAGCGTGCCTTCGCGGAGACGCAGATCCGCCGCCTCGAGCTCCGCCTCGCCGACATCCACCAGCCACGCTTCGTCCTCAACGACCAGTCGCTGATCCGCGATGCCGATCTCGTCGTCCTCGACGAGGTCTCGATGGTCGGCCGCGAGATGGCGAACGACCTCCTGGCCTTCGGCAAGCCGATCCTGGTGCTCGGCGATCCGGGCCAGCTGCCGCCGATCGAGGGCGAAGGGGCGTTCAACAGCGAACAGCCCGACGTCATGCTGACCGAGATCCATCGTCAGGCCGGCGAGAGTGCGATCATCAGGCTCGCCACCATGGCGCGGCAGGGCCAGCCGATCCCCTATGGCGGCCACGACGACCACGTCTGGAAGATGCGGCGGACGGACGTGGCGCCGGAGCAGATGCTCAAGGGTGGCCAGGTGATCTGCGGCATGAACGCGACCCGGCTGTTCCTCAACAGCGCCATGAAGCGGGCCGCCGGCTATCCGGGCGACTACCCGGTCGGCCGCGGCGAGAAGATCATTTGCCTCAAGAACCGGCACGATCTCGGGTTGATCAACGGCCTCTTCGTCGAGCTCACCGACATCCGCGACGAGGGCCCGCTGTCGCTCAGCGCCGAGATCACCACCGAGGACGGCACCGCCGTCCCGGGCCGGCAGTGGCTCTACAAGGGCCACTTCGACGACCACGTGCACTTCGACCGGGATCGCGGCCGCCGCGACTGGCGGCAGATGAAGGGGCTGGTCGAGGTCGTCTGGGGCTACGCCATCACCTGCCACAAGGCGCAGGGCTCCTCCTACCCGACCGCGGTGGTCTGGGACGACGGGCTCGGCCGCACCGCCGAGGATCGTGCCCGCTGGCTCTACACCGCCATCACCCGGGCCGAGTGGGGCCTGGTACTGCTCGACTGAGGTGGCACCCATGCTCGACTTCAACGATGTGGTCGCCGTCCCGGTGCGCTACGATCTCGACGAGATCGTGCACCGCCTGAGGCTCACCGCCGAGAGCTGGGTGCCACGGCTCTTC